GCTGATAAGTTCCCCTATTTTGCTATGTATCAACCACAAGATGTAATAAATTGGTCTTTAGATGCTTTCGGTCAATGCAATTGGGTTTTGCTTCGTGAATGCTATGATGCTAATACAGAAGCTCAAACATTCAATAAAATAAAAACTATTAATATTCAATATAGATTATTTACTAAAACAGAATGGATCTTAACTGATAGTGAATATAACGAAATGGCGAGAGGTGTTCATGGCTTAGGTAAAGTTCCTATCGTATGTTCTTATGATAAGCCAAGCAAGAAAGTCAAAGGTTTCTTTGGTATTAGTTCAATCGCAGATATTTCTTTTATTGCTCGTGATGTTTATAATTCATGTTCTGAGTTAAGGCAAATACTTAGAGATCAAACATTTTCATTTTTAGCTTTGCAAGGAACTGCAGATGAATATAAAGAATTAACTTTATCTGTCAGCAAAGGTCTTTTATATCCTGAAGGTAGATCAGCTCCAGCTTATATATCTCCGCCACCTGCTAACGCTCAATTATATTATGAACATATTGATAGGCAAGTTTCAAAGATGTTTGAACTTGCTAAGCTTGAAGGTGGATCGGCATCATTCAAAGGACAAAATGCAGTTAATCAATCAGGCATAAGTAAGGCTTGGGACTTTAATCAAACCAATGCTGCATTATCTCGCAAGTCAGAAAACTTAGAAGACGCTGAAGAAAAGCTTTGGGCATTATTTGCAGAACAAGATGGAACAAAGTTTGAAGGATCTATTACTTATCCTGATGAGTTCTCTGTTAAAGACTTAAATCTTGAACTTGATGAAGCAGAAAAATTGCTTCGTATAAACTTAGGCAAGACCTTTTCAAGTGAAGTTAAGAAGGCGATCGTAAGACGTAAATTCCCTCGCTTGGATGAACAAGGTCTTGAAGAGATAGATAGAGAAATAGATGCCATTCCTGAGCAGACGCAAGAAGCTTCTGGGAATGGCGTGAAATTAAGAGAACGATTTCCGTTCATTTTTAAAAACAAAAACGCCAACTCGGCGGAATAAGGAGGAGTTGTATGCCAGATGAAAAAGGAAAAGAAGAAAGTCAAGGGCAAGATAATAAAACATTTACTCAAATTGATCTTGACCGCATTGTTCAAGACAGGCTTGCTAGAGAACGAGGTAAGTTCGGAGATTATGATGAACTTAAAAAATTCAAGGAAGAGCATCAAAAAGAACAGGATAAAACTCAACAGCAAGAATTGATAAAACAAAAGAAATTTGAAGAAGCTGAAAAGAAATATCAAGAGCAGTTGACAGGATTACAAGGGATTGTTTCTGAAAAAGATAGAAAAATACAAGATATCACAATAAGTAATTCTTTGATCGGTGAAGTTACAAGGCAGAATGGCATGGTTGAGGAAGCAGTTGCTCTTTTAAAATCAAATGTAATGCTTACCCCTGAAGGTTTTATCAAAGTTAAATCAACAGATGTAAATGGTATTGCAATTGAATTAACTCTTGAAGAAGGAGTAAAGAAATTTTTATCAACACGACCTTACCTAGTAAAAGCTAACACTTCAAAAGGTAATGGGAATACAGATAGCTCCAAAGGTGGCGGTGATTCTGGTGCTAGCGATCAAGGTGAAGACCTGACGACCTTGAATGATAAATACTGGCAAGCTTTACAATCAGGGAATAGGAAATTGGCGGAAGAAACAAAGAAAAAAATGGTGCCTTTAATGAAGGGCAACAGAAACGCCTTATAATTTGTAATCTTGAAGAAAGGAGGATAATCAAAAATGGCAGATACGACAACGACTACGTTAACCGAATGTATTCCAACGATAGTTGCATCAGCTCTTTTAGAGTTGGATGAAGGTAATATTGTTGCGCCTTTAGTTACGAATATCGCATTTCCTGGTCCTGGTGTTGTTCACCAAACTCCGTTTGTTAGCAGATTAACTTCTGAAGCAGATGACAGTTTGACAAGTCAGGCACTCGATTCGACAACTTCAGATGAAACATCACCTTCAGCAGCTACTGTTGGCGTTCACGGATCTTATGTGCAATTAAAAGAAATTGCTGCATTAGCTTCTGTGGATGATATGGCAGCGGTAGCAGGTAAGTTGATTGGTCAATCAGTAGCAGTGCGCAAGGATCTCGATCTTTGCACATTGTTTGCTTCTTTCACAACTAATCAAGGTGGACAGAATACCGATCCAACCCCTGCTGATTTGTATGATACGTATGGTTCACTCCGCACATATCATGCTCCGTTACCATATAACCTAGTGCTTCATCCTCTACAAGTTTATCGTTCAACTGGTTTGGCTTCTTTATTTGATAATAGCTCTGACGCTATTCAATCAGCTGGACTTGGAACTGTTGGCGAGGATTTTGCAAGACAAGGTTTCGCTGGGATGGTATTCGGTTTTTCTTTGTATCTTGATCCAAATATAACGATCGCTAGCAACAACGCTTCTGGTGCTGCTTTCTCACGAGAGGGCATTAAGCTTGTTACTAAACGACCTTTCAGAATCGACATTGCTGCCGATCCTGCAGAGGTTGCGACTCGTATTGTTGGGACCGAGATGTGGGGCGAAGCAGTTCTTCGCAACAAGCATGGAAACGAAATGCAGTTCGATACTTTGAGCTAGTTTCGGTAAATTAACTTGTAGGTGGTGAAAGAGTATTGCGCTACTTGAGTAGCCACCTGACAAAGGCAAACAAAAGGAGATAATAAAATGGGTAGATCTAAAAAGGTAAATACTGACACCATTCAGGATAGTGTTGATATAGAAAAATTAGTTGCAGAAAATCAAAGACTTTTACAGCAAGTTGAAGAACTTGGTAAGGTCAGTGAAGGAATGGATCCTATTGCTGCAACTTACTTGAAAGAAGTTGATGTCATTAAAAAGTCAGCAAGAGTTGAAAGCGATAAGATTATCATTAAAGACTTTGCTGATCACAGGAACGTTTCTTTATGGACAAAATGGGGTAAACGTATTGGTCCTCTTCATCAATCAAATGCTCTTGCTGCATTACAGCGTTTCTTTGCTGTGGGAATTTATTTATCAGCTACAATGCCAACTAAAGAACAAATTGATGCTTATAATGAAAGCCCTGAGGGAAAGAAAAGAATTGCTGAATTTAATCATGTTCGTGAAATAAAAGATGAATCTAAAAAGCGTGGCAACATGGAAAAGATGATGAAACAAATGATGACTCAGTATGGTATTACGATGGAAACTTTAACAGGATTATTAAGTCCTGAAAAAATTAAGTCAGTTAAAGAGGGGATTGCGTTAAGTAAAGGAGCATAGTAAATGGTTGCGATCATTAGAAAGATCAAATGCCCTCGACATTTTATGCTTAAAGCTGGTTGTAACCCTTTCTTAATGAAGCCAAATCCTTTACTAAAGTATGTCAGCGAACGAGCTATAAGAGAGTTTAAATTAAGACGGTTTGTTGTAGCTAAAGATCGCTTTGGAAAGAAGCTTTATGATAAACGAAGCTATGTTCAGCCAGAAATATCTGCAGCGTTTGCTTTAGAGCATATCTGGGATCCGTTAAATCCTATCTGTAAACTTGAATGCAAAGGGTTATGCAAAGACGGTATCGGCGAATTCTCTGAATATGATATAAAGAGGTTACATCGATAATGGCAGTTACAGCAACAGTAACATCTACAATCATCACAATCACAAGCACTGGCGGTGTTGGAGAGTCTTTTGCTAACTGCGTGACAGCTGTCAATACTGTAACTCCTGGCACGATTACAGGCTTAGGAACTTCCGCATCGCCTTACGTTATTACTACCCCTTCAGGCTATCGCCGTTTTACATTTAACTCTGGCACGATTGTTACAATGGCAGCAGATACCTATGTGTCTTGGGGGAATATCACAGCCACAGGGAACTACGCATTTTTTATCAACAGCGGTGCGGTTTTTAACATCGCTGAAGGGTGCTACATAAACCAATCGGCAGGCACAGCAGGCATCAATGTCTATAACTATACTACAGGGGCTTGGAATGTCACAGGGACAGCCCTTAAAAGAGTAACCTTCAAAGGCATGACAAGATTTTATATGTATGGCTATCAAGCCTGCACATGGACTTATTTCGATATCGTTGACCAGAGGGCAAGCGGTGCGAGCGGTTTATATTTTACTCAAATAACTCCATATGCGCCTGTCATGTCATTTACTAATTTCACAGTCACTGCGCCTGTCACAGGATTTGGTTATGCAGCTCAATTTTCCGCAGGCGGTATGTATACTAACGTCACGATGAGCGATTTCGTTATAGACGGTATACAGACTGCCTTTCTCATTACGGGGTGCTCGGCAAGGATAGCTAATGGCACAATAAAGAATTGCCTTGATGCAGCTGTTGCTGTTCAAGGCGGAGGGAACGTTATCAGCCCATCCTATGAAACGGCTCAAGATGATACGATTTTTCCAACAGGGCGTAATCAATCTATGGCAGTTATAGAGAACGTGGACTTTATCGATAATTCAATTAATTTGTCAACAGGCTATAATATAACAAACGTCTATAACTCTTTATTGCAAGTCAAAGACTGTACCTTTACAAATGTGACTTATGCAGGAACAAGACGTGGTATATACTCTTATTACAGCTCTTGCGTTCTTGAATACAATAACACCTTCACGAATTTAGCTATCAATAAAGTTTGGGCTACCAATGGAACATTTCTTCATTGCCGAAAGATAGATATTCTCGTCGAAGATTTAGCCCATAATCCAATAACAGACGCTACAGTTTCTTTCGTTCAAGGGAGCAATCCAAGCAAAGAGAGATGGGCGTTTCTTACTAATTCATCGGGTATAGTGGTCAATGTTTTTGGCTGCAGCATCATGCTTGTCGAGAAAGAAGAAACTGCCTTAGGAACTTACGCTCAATGGTCTAATGATGATACCGCAGGATTGTGCCATTATTTATTAGTAGCTAAGACAGGATATGTTACACAAACAGCGACATATGAAATGACAGAGGACAAAAATATCACAATAACTTTGTTAATACAGGACATGAATACCGTTTTACCTGGAAAACCTTTTGTGTCTAAATATAGATCAGATCCTAAGAGTGTAGGCATAAATAGAATAATTAATATTTCTAAAAACAATCAAGAACAAAAAACTTGTTACAATAATACAAAATGAAAATAACTATCGAACAAGACGGTAAAGAGCCAAAGGTTATTGAAACAGTCAACTTTGTGATTATAGCAGACAAAGGTTTTATTGATTATAGTGGAGCGTTTGATTGGCTTATGCGAGAAACTAACGCTATATATGAAGAAGTTAAGCAGAAACGATATTTACTTAGTATTCGAGAAGCAATCAAAAAGGAATTAGATGTCAATAGCAACTAACGTAAAACTACTTTACTTCGGTACTCATGCCTCTGTCCCCTCTGCTTTTCCCAGAGATACGGACTTTGATGAGAAGTTCATTTCAGGCTGCTCCGCTTCTGACATGACAGGCGGAGGCACTGGAGGGCAACAAAGCCATAGCCATGAGATAGACATTACGCATACCCATTCCGTATCTGCAGATACATCCTCTGAAAAAAACAAGGCAACTCCTGGTCTTAGTGTTTGCGCAGATAGCCACAAACATTTAGATGGAGAAACAAGAACGGAGAATACAGAATGGTATTGGGCGGAAAAAGAGAACCGCCCTGCTTACTATGATGTTATCGTATGTTCTTCTGACGGAACAGCAGACCTACCTCTTAACATGGGTGGTTTCTGTGAGACAACGACTTTAGACGGATTTATTGAACACACCGCTTCTCATAGAAAGATGATACGAGGGGCAGAAACAGGTTCAAATGCAGGTGGAACTAGCGGTTCAGATACTCATTATCATACTGCGAACGTCCCTCATGCTCATCCTGATTTTGACTCGTCATCTGCAGATACTGGAAATATTACAGGGACAGGTCGTGGGGCTATATCTCAAAACCACACTCACAGGATTTCATTTTCTCTAACAACTCCTGAAACTCAATATGCCGATTCACTGCCTCCATATTCCTCTCTTGCTGTCATGTATAACACAGCATTAGGGAATATTCCTCTCAAGACAGGCTTTATCGGAATGTGGAAAAATTCCAAGTCTACGATACCTGCCAATTGGGTCGAAGTCGAAGGGCAGAGAGAAATGTTTATCAGAGCATATTCTGGATTTGGAGACATTATTCAGACGGGAGGTTCGACACAACATAATCACAATTCCAAAGATCACGCTCACAATCTGACCGCTGGCTCTGCTACGGGAACAGAATTAGGGCAAAATAGTTTTATTGGTTCAACAGTAGCAACAAACAGTCATACACATATTTGGTCAATATCAAATGCCTTTGTGAAGGCTAACAACAACATTGCTGAAAGCCATTATCCCGAATACATTAGAGTTTATTTTATTAGGTATACGGAACCTATAATTACAGAAAGAGATCTTAAAGCTTCATGGATTATAGCAGCACCAAAAAGATTTATTACTAACATCAGAAGCAATATTGTTTCTACATTTGAAAATAAAATAGAAAGATTTAATTTAAAGCCTTGTGCAAATATAGATTTGCCGATTGTTGAAACTGTTTCTTATTTACTTCCAAAAATCCACTTAAAGTGCAACGATAATGCAGCCAATACGATTGTGGAGAATGTCGGGAGCTTAGGTGAGAGTGGGACTGCTAGCGCGAATACGAGTTTATTGACTGCATCTGGAAAGATAAATCAAGCATTTAATTTTAATAAATTATATTCAGTAAACCTTGCTAATTATATAAGTGGCATAAAGTCTGACAGTCAAGGAACTATTATTCTGTGGGTTAAGCCTTATGCAACTGCTGACCAAGGGATTGTTTTTTGTTATGGGTATCCTCACTATTTATCTTCTTATCTTTATCTTCTATATTCTACTGCTGGGAATTATTTTATTTTTTATATAAATAAAGACTCCTCAACTAATTATGGATGGACATCACCAGTAGTTCCAGATGAAACTTCTTTTCACATGATTTCAATAGTTCAAAATGGAACACTCTTGTCAGGGAAATTAAATAATTCTTCTGTTGGTAGTAGTCAAGGTGGAAACGATGCAGGATTATGGCTTGGAGATTTAAGTCAAAGCGTAACTCTTTTTGATTTAGCTAAAAGTGCATTATCAAGTAATAACTATTCATCTAGCATTGACAATTTTCTCTATTACTCAGAAGCACTTAGCGACGAACAACTAGACTTTATCTACAACTCAGGCAACGGAACAGAAGATGAGATAATGGTATGAGTGAAGAAACTCAACAACAACACAACAGAAGAAGCTATGATACGGAGGTTGCGGTGCTAAAAGAGAAGTTAAAAGATTTTGTTGAGGGAACGATCACTTGGCGGAAGGAATATAAAGATAATCAAAAAGAAATTATTAATACTCAAAATATAATCATATCTCGTCTTGATAGGTTACCTTGTGAAGCTAGAAAACCAATGTGGGATATGGTAATAAGAAATATTTATGCTTTATGGGGATTTATTGGTCTGATTATAGGTTGCATTGTTATGGAATGGATAAGAAGAAAATAATATGGAAGAGAAGATCTTTTGTGAAAGAAAAAATTGCAAATGTTTGGCTGTTAAAAGAGTATGGATTAACATTGATGGGAAAAGGACAATGATTTATATTTGTCTAGATTGTTATATGGAATCATATTGGGAAACAGTTTAACAAAGGAGGAAAAATGGAAATAGTGCAATGGTTCATAACAAATTGGGAAGCGATCGCTCAAACGATTGCTTACATTATCGCAGGTGTTTCAATTATCGTAAAATTGACGCCTACTTTATCAGATGACAATATATTGCTCGGGGTCATTAAATTCCTTAGTAAGTATATTGCATTGAATACACCGACACCTGAGAAAAGACCAGAGTAATGCTTCAGGTAATATGCGGTATCATTCAGTTATTTATTCTTATTCTTGGGAAGAAATTTAGTAATGATACCGCTCGAAAAGAGGAGAATAAAGTTAATGTTAAAGAAGCATTTGAAGCAATTGATAGCGGCGATCTTTCTGTTATCAACAATGCTATTGTCAAGCTGCGCAGGTAGACCTTTAATTCTTTATCCTATTACAGGAAAAGATATATATAAAGGCACTAACGAAGGTGATACTTGTTTTAGTGCTATGTATTTAAAAGAAGTTATGCAGGTTAAAATTGAGAGGGGAAAATGAAACAACAATTCCTTGAAGATAAAACAGATACAATAAGAATAACCATTTATTCAAACAATAGACCGATTGTTCCAACCTCGGGAACGATTACTTTATATTCATCGAGCGGTAATGTTTTACAAGCAGAAATTGCTGCGACGGTAAACTCAACAACAGGCGAAATGACTTATGCTTTAACAGCAATTCATACAGCCGATATAGATCTAAACTATAAAGCAGTATGGACATATATTTCTGGTGGTATTACTTATTATGAAAATCAGCTTTTCGATGTTGTTAAAAGTATTCTATCTATCCCGATCACTGATGAAGATCTATATAATGAGCTGGATAGTTTACGTAAAGCAAATAAGCAAGAAAGAGGAACAGCAACAGCAGGTGCAACAACTTCTTTAACTGATACAAAGCGCAAAGAAGAAGATGACTTTTGGACAGGTGGTGTTATCGAGATTTTGTCAGGAACAGGTTCAGGGCAAATAAGAGATATTACAGATTTTGTTTCGTCTACAGGAGTTATTTCCGTGGATCCAGCTTTTGCAACAACACCCGATACAACGAGCATTTATAGAGTTATAAGATCATTTACTAAAAAGATTAAACAGAGTTTTGAGAAGATTGAGGACGCTCTTTATTCTATGGGTAAACGTCATGAATTAATTCTTGAAAGCTCACAGATTAAATTTGCTTTGATCTATTTAACAGTGCATTTTATTTGCTTAGACTTAATGACAGAAGTTGGCGATAAGTTTGAAAAGTTATCAGAAACTTACTGGAAGAAATATCAAGACGCTTTTCAGGGTATGAAACTTGAATATGATGAAGACGAATCAGGCTTTATTGATGGCACAGATGAAGAAGCTCAAAGTTCAAACTCAATAAGGATATTTAGAGGATGAAACTTAGCGTTAATATCTTAACTTGGAATACTTGGGATATACTTCATAAGACGCTTCATGTCTTAGCTAATGAGCTTCAAGGTCTTGATTATGAAGTTATTATTGTTGATAACGGCTCAATAGATGGGTGTCAAGATGTGGCTACTATCAAGAATAGCGAAAACAAAGGCATTTCTGTTGGGAAAAATCAAGGGATAAGGGCTTCTAAAGGTGATTTCATTCTTTTGCTTGATGGTGATATAATGCCTGTTCCTAATTCTATTAGATGTCTTTTAAATTATATGGAAGAACATCCAGAAATAGAAGCTTTAGGATTTCATGCTAATAAGTGGATAAATCAAGAAAATAAGAATGGACAAGTTCATCATGAAACGTATTGCAAAGAGATCGTTCAAGTTGAAGAAAATACCGCTCACTGCTGTTACTATGGTATGTATCGTAAGAGTGTTTTTGACAAAGGAGCTATGTTCGATGAAAACTATGGTGCTGGTTACGGATTTGAAGACCTTGATTTCTTTAACGAAATGAAAGCAAGAGGTATTAAACAATACCATTGCCATATTAATAGCCCAGCAGGTCGTTACTACCATAAGATTAATTCTTCGATTAGAATTATGGGACACGAAACTTATATGAGAACTTGTGGCGAGAGAGCAAAGTATTTTAAAGAGAAATGGAAGCTTCAAAATGCTTGATCAGATTATACATAAACATCTTAATAAGATAGATGAAATCAAACTAGGCGTTGAAAAAGATATTGATTCATTAATAAAAGAGATCGACATTGATGATGTAATTGAAAATCCAGAAGAAATATTAATTTACATTGTTGATATTCTTCAAGAGTTGCTTTTAGATAAATACGCTGAAGATGCGGTAAAGTCAGGGATTGAATTGTCAAAGGCGATCGCTAAAGATGGAGAAATTGTTGTTGATGAGAGTAAAGATCCTAATCTCAACAAAGAGGATAAATGATCAAGACAGAGATAACCTTCAATTTTAACATGCCTAACTTCGATGTCAGTAAAGAGTTAAAAGAGATCGCTGATAAGTTTTCTAAGATATTAAAAAATAACATTGATAAGCAGATTGATATTCAAGAAATTCCTTATGCTCCAAACGCTGCAAGCACAACAAAATATAAATTTAAAAAGGGTTTAGACACTAGGGTTTTAATTGCTACAAGATTATTAAAAAATTCTATTACAAGTATGCTATTAAATAAAAACACTTCTATTATTTATATTGAAGGGCAAAGAAATAAAGTTGGAGCTATTCTTCAAAATCAAGGAACAAAGAGTGGAAGAAAGTTTAATTTCTTTGGTATCAGTTCTAAAATGGAAGCATGGGCAATGGATTTCATGAGAAAAAGTATAGGTGAAAGGATTAAGAATGCCTGATATTAATTCTTTTGATTCTATGTTTGATATTGATCTTAATAATTTAATGATTTTTCTTAGATCAAAAGCATTGAGAACTGCTATCACTATTGATGAGTTTATTCAGACAACTTTAGCTCAAGGCGCAACTAAAGCCGAAGTAAAAGCTTACTTGCTTAAAGATCTTGAAGAAGGCGGAAGGATCTTTGGCGAATTTCGAAATGCTATTAAAGCAACTTCAAATGGTTTTATTGCAAATATAAGAGATACAGCTCAATATTCAGAAGATGTCTTTATTGATAAATGGCTTTGGGTTGCTGTTCTTACAAATACTTGTCCTGATTGTTTAGAACGCCACGCAAAGGAAAAAACAATGGAAGAATGGGAACAAGAAGGATTGCCTAGATCTGGATTTACTGTATGCAAACAATCTTGTCAATGTATTTTAATCCCTGCAGATAATGCTGTTTTAAAGCCTATTGATCGAGGTAAAGCATCAAAGGCTGAAGAAAGGGTTACTGAATTATGAGTTATTACACAATAAAAGACGGAATTGCAGCACTTCTAAAAGCATTAGGATATTCAGAGTCAGCAGCAGAAAACTTTGTTGAAGCTTCTGCTTCAGATTTTGGCAATACATTTATATTAAAATGTATTTCAGGACAATTAAATCCAGAAGGCGAAACTCTTTCAGATCGCTTTTATGACAGTCAAAAATGGGAAATAAAATTTGCTTTTGCAAAGTCTGGACAGAATGACACTATTAATAAAGACGAAATGCACGAAGACAAAGATGCTATTTTAAAGAAGCTCGATACTCCAGCGAATTGGGAGCCTTTTGTTAGATTTCTTAAATACCAAAGCTGGACAGTTGAGGAGTTGAAAGATTATTTCATATTAACAGTTACGTTGTTGATAACTGATACTTACATATATTAACAAATAACAAAGGAGAAAGAAAATGGTAATGCATTCGAAGCAATCAGTATTGTTAGCAAAGATAGAGTCTGTTTATGGAACGGATCCAACTCCTTCCCCCACAGTAGATGCTTTGCTGGTTATGGATGTTAACGTTAAGCTTGTCCACGAAACCTTAGAAAGAAATGTGGCATGGAAATTCTTTGACAAAAAACCGTCAATCAAAGGCGAGAGTTATGCTGAAGTATCTTTTAAAATTGATATGATCGGCTCTGGTTCAGTTGCTCTTGCCCCTCGTATTGGTGCAATTCTTAAAGCAGCAAGATTAGAAGAAACAGTTCAAAGTGGTTCATCAGTAACATATACAGTTTCTGTTGGCACAATAAGTTCCGTAACGCTTTACGTTTATATTGATGGCAGGCTTCATATTATCACAGGCGCAAAGGTTGCTAATGCAAAGATTACTTACACCGCAGGAAAGACTTGCGTCATGGAAGTTACGATGAAAGGGCTTTATGCTGCTGCATCGGTTGCTGTTTTGCCAGCAACAGTAACTTATGAGTCAACAGTCAATCTTCCTCCTGTTTGCAAATCAAGTTTATTTGCTTATAATGCAAAGACAACTTTAGTTGCTCAAACAGTTGAAATTGATTTCGGCATTGAGCTTGCTAAAAGAGCGTCTTTAAATACAACTACAGGAGTTGCTGGGTTTGAGATCGTTGGCTATAACCCAAAAGTAACGATTGATCCAGAATGTCAAATTGAAACTTCATATACATTTGAAGCTGATCTATTGACAACTCCAAGAGCAGTTGCAGTTGTAGCAACAAGAGCAGCAGGAAACATTATTACTCTTAATGTTCCAAAGTTTAATATTACCGATATTGCCTACGGAGATCGTGAAGGCATCCTGATTGAAAACGTATCAGGTGAAGCTTCTGCGAATTCTGGATCCGATGCTTTTAATATTGTATTTTCATAAACTCTAACTGGGAGGAAAAGATGATCACAGGAATTGATGTTAACGAAGCAGAAAATTTTATTAGCATTTACGATAAAGGTGAAGTAAAAACCATTTGGAAACTTTGTTCTTTAGATTACAAGACATTTACTAGAGTTGGCAAAATGAGCGAAGCAGGACAAGCAGAAGAAGCTCTAGCAGAAGCAGTAAAGAACGGATTAAAAGGAGTTGAGCATTATACAAAGGAATTTTCTTTTTCAGATGATTTCTTAAAAACAATTCCTCCAATGGTCTTTGTTGAACTTGGCAAAAAAATTATGCAACTTTCGGTATTGACCGAAGGTGAAATAAAAAACTCTTAGCGACAGTTTTAGCTCTGCATATCGGGCTTGATTGTCGCAAATGTAGTGAATATGCAAAGGTGGATCGTGGATGTAAAGAAGATAGTCCAATACCGAACAAATGGAAGCTTGGCGATTATTCTTTTAATAGGTGTCCAAGTTCTATATCAACTGTTTCAAGCAAGGAATATATAAATGCTTATTCATTATGGAAAGAAAACAAATTGCCGAACGGAAAAGGCTGGATCAATGAAAGTCATAAATTTATTGAAGCCATGTTTATTATTAACAACCAAGTATCGGAGATAAAAGATGACAGACAATGAAATGAAAATAATTCTGTCTTTTATTGACAATGCAACTTCTCCTTTTAAAAATGCTTTAAGAAATGTTGGAATTGAAACTGATAAGTTAAAGAATAAGATAAAAGAAACTGGAAAGACAGTAAGATATCAGTTTAAAGAAGCAAGTTCTTCAGTAAGAGATTTTAGAAGAACAATGCTGATCGCTACGATCGCTATGGCAGCAGTTGTTTCATCTGTGCGAGAAGCAGCTAAGTATAATCCTGAAGCTAAAAAATCATTTGATGATTTTACTGTTGCCATACAATTATTTGCTGTTACAGCAGGACAAATTTTGATCCCAGCAGTAAATTTAACAACAGGAGCTATTAAGATATTAAAAGATACTCTTGAAGCTGCAATTACAGGAGTTATGAAGATTGCTGGGTTTATAGATGGGATCTTTAGTCATTTTGGAGATATGTCCGCAGCAGACGCTATTAAATATGCTTTTGCTGAAGCTGAAGCAGCAGCAGACAGCTTTGCTCAAGGAATAGAAGATACTTCTGTGAAGGTTACATCTGGAATAACTCTAGAAACCATAGCTATAAAGAAACAAGCAGTTAAAGCAGCAAAAGACGTAAAAGAAGCTATTGATGTAATTAAAATTGAGATAAGGAATTGGACAGAGTTTCTTGGAAGTGAAATTACGCTTGTTGTTGATGACATGAAATATACTTTGAGCGGTTTCTTTCAGGATTTCTTTAAAGGTGAATTAAAAAGTGCTAAAGAATACTTTGCGGAATTCGGTAATTCTATTTTAGCTATGTTTGGAAATATAATTGCTGAAATAATTACTCGTTGGATGGTGATGAAAGTAATTACTGGATTTGGTGGTATATTTCAAGCAACTTCTGCTGCTGGATATTCAGGTTCAGCTAATGCTGCTTCTGCTGCTGGATATGGCGCAGGTGGATCAAATTTGAATACTCTTAATTATATGCATAAAGGTGGCATGATTTATGCACATAATGGTCTTGCTATTGACGAAGTTCCGATCATAGCTCAAACAGGCGAGAGAGTTCTTTCAAGGAAACAAAATAAGGCTTATGAGCAAGGAAGTGGAGTTACTATCAATGTTAATCAAGTTATTCAAGCTTGGGATGCTTCAGATGTTTATCGTAACAGAAAAATGCTTAGTGCCTCTCTTGCAGAAGAGATTAAAAATAATGCAGGGATACGTAAAATTATAAAGGGGTATACATAATGAGCGAATTTACCGCAGTCCCAGATAAAGTTTTAGATGAAAAGCTTAATTATAAAACTCTTGTTTCTAACTTTGAAAATGGCGTTGAACAGCGAAGAAATAAATGGTCAATTCCATTAAGAGAGTTTGTTTTGACGTTTGAAAATAGAACACAAGATGAGATGGAAACTGTAAGAGATTTCTTTATCGCAAAGCTAGGATCTTACACTTCTTTCACTTGGACAAATATCAATGATGATGTCGAGTATACTGTTCGATTTAAAGAAGACAGCTTTGGTTTCAAAAGAAAAGCCTATGAGATTTATGATTTTGATCTTGCATTGATAGAGGTCAAATGAGAACTTTAAGTACAGATTTTAATGCAGAAAAGAATAAGAGATCTAATCAGCCTATATTTCTTTATAAGATTTATGACTATGATGGCTCAAGCGATCTTCTTCTTGCTGAGCATGATGCTGATGTAGTTAATCCTGCCGATAGTGCTACCTATATTAAATTCCCTATTACTCATGAATTTGTTTCAGAGAATACGCAAGGTGAAACAAATCAAGTTAAAATTAAGATCGCAAATGTTTCTAGGATTATTCAATCTTATCTTGAAGCGTATGATTTTAGGAAAAAGAAAGTAGAAATATATCTTGTCTTTCTTGGAGTTGATGGGGCAACTGATTATGTCAAGCATACATTCTTTATAGACAATTATTCGGCAGACGAAAATACTGTTGAGTTTAATCTATCAAGCAGCTTTGATGTTTTGGACGTTACTTTACCAAATCGAAAATACATGCGAAACTTTTGTTCGTGGAAATTCAAAGACGCTAACTGTAAATACGCAGCAGGAGAAACTTCTTGTAATAAAACATTAACAAGATGTCGAGCTTTAGCTAATCAAATAAACTTTGGTGGGTTTCCAAGCATTCCATCAAAAGGAATTTACATAGGATGACAGAGCAACAAATAATTGATAAGTATTTAGGAGTTCCTTATCTTCACAAAGGTAGAGATCTAAAAGGTCTTGATTGTTGGGGTTTGATAATTCTTGTCTACAAAGATTTAGACATGACCGTTTTAGACTTCGATATTGACTACGATCAAAATTGGAGCTTCAAAAAAGAGAATTACTTTATAGAGAATTATCATAAGCAATGGGTAAAAATTGAAGTGCCTGAAACACCAAAATTATTTGATGTAGTTCTTTTTAATAGTAGAAATGGCATTCCAAATCATGCAGGGATCGTTATGAATGGAACAAGATTTATTCATACTTGCAAAGCAGGAACAGTTCTCGGAAGAGTAAATAATATGACTGATAAAATCGAAGGGTATTATAGGATTAAATAATGATAACCTTAAAATATATTCCAAATATCTTATCCAAAGAAGGTCGTAAACAATGGGAATTCCCTTGTGAAGATAAGTCTATTTCTTTTTACATAGAAAAAGCAGATTTGTCTTTCTCAGAAACAAGGTTAATCGTTTCAGGAAAATCTGCTTCTCTTATTGATATTCCTAAAGATGGTGAAGAGATCATCATTACAAACAAAATAAATGTTCCTGTTTTAACTTGGATCTTTGGGGCAAATGCTACTTTTTGGATGGGTGTTTATACAGCATTATCCATAGCAGCAACAGTTCTTTCTGTCGCTTATGCAATTTATACTGCTGTAACTTATAAAAAGCCTACTCTTCCCAATTATGGTGGTAGAGGAGATGATGAATCAAGTCCAACTTATGGCTGGGATGGGATCCAAACAACTCAAGATATTGGCATTCCTGTTCCTATTATCTATGGACAGCATAAAGTTGGTGGTAATATTGTTAATGCTTTTATCAGGACAGATGGAGAAAAGAATTATCTTAATATATTGCTAGCTTTAGGCGAAGGCGAGATTGAAAGCATTTCTGATATTACAGTTGACAATCAACCAATTGCAAACTACGAAGGATGTTCTTCTATTCAAAGACTTGGCACGAATGCCCAAACAGTTATTCCAAACTTTAATGATCTTCACAATCTTTATTCTGTGGTTCATACTTTGGTTAAAGATACACCTTACACTTATACAACTGTTAATTCTGATGTCGAAGGCTTTGAAATTAAATTAACTATGCCAGCAGGTGTCTATTTTCAAAACTCCGTTACAGGGAATATGACTTCAACAAGCATCACTTACACTGTTCAATATAAAATTCATGCAGGTGCTTCTTGGATTGATTTAGGCTCAACAACTATCAATGCAATGTCAAGAACAGCAGTGAGAAGGACTTTTAGATGTGATGGATTAACGCCAGAGCAATATGACATTAAGATCGAGAAAACTTCTAATGACTCTTCAACTTATTTAATGACAGATATTCAAGTAACAAATATCGATGAGATTAAAACAGATGATATTGCTTATCCGAATACAGCTTTGCTTGCCCTAGAAGCTTTAGCCACCAATCAATTAAGTGGTAGTTTACCTCAAATCTCTTGCATTGTTAAAGGTCGCAAAGTAAGCGTTCCAGAAGTTCATTATCTTTCTGGCTTACCTGTTGCTTGGGATGATTATTATTGGAATAACACATATAATGAATATCGATTAATTGCAGATGATAGATCTTTAACTTGGGATGGAACAACCTTTTATGATGCGTATACAGCAAATCCTATTTGGTGCGTTAGAGATATGCTTAATAATGATCGTTATGGCGTTGGTGAACATCTTGTTGCTAGTCCTTTTGATGAAACCTTATTGCTTGAGTCAGCTCGTTATTGCGATGAATTAGTTCCTGATGGTGAAGGTGGACTTGAAAAACGTTTTAGAATGGATATTGTTTTGGATAGTTCGGGCGCAGTTCCAGACATACTTCAACAAGTAGCAAGTTGTTTCAGAGGATTATTTTTCTTCTCAGAAGGATATATCAAGCTTGCTATTGACAAACCAGAAACCCCTGTTCAGTTATTTGGTATGGGCAATATTATGAATATGGGGCAACAATGGAAATCTGTTAAAGATACTCCAAACGTTATTGAAGTTCAGTTTTTAGATCAAGACAAAAATTACGAACAAGAACAGATTGCAATTATCGATGAAGAAGCTATGGCAGTAGGTGATCCTATCCGTAAGAAGCAAATAAGAGTTTATACAACTAAAATGTCTTATGCTTTGCGTGAAGGTCGTTATGCGATGAAAGTTAATAAATATATAACTCGAAGTATAAGTCTTAGATGTGGAATTGACGCTATTGCTTGTCAAGCAGGAGATGTTATTAATGTATCGCACGACGTTCCTCAATGGGGATTTTCTGGAAGAGTTCAAACAGGTTCAACCGATACGGATATTATTTTAGGGCAAACAGTTGATCTCGAAGCAGGGAAAACTTATTATCTTCAAGTTTTATTCGCAGATGGAACAAATGAACAAAAAGAAGTTACGACGGCTGCTGGTCCACACTCAACAGTTACTGTTTCACCTGCTTTTTCTCAAACACCAGCAGACTTCGATATTTATTCTTTAGGTGAAACAACAAAAGTTGTCAAACCTTTTAGGATCGTTTCAATGCAGATGGATAATAAGAATGAAGTTGATATTTCTGCAATTGAATATATTTCTGGAGTCTATGATGACTCGGCAGTTGTTTTACCCGTAACAAATTATTCGTCTTTAAGTTTAATTATTCCTGATGTTACAGATTTAATTACTTCTGAGTCTTTAGTTAAGTTGCCAGATGGAACGATCGAATGTGCTATTGACGTTTGGTTCAATAAGCCAGAACAAACGAACATGGCATTCTACGGTAAAGCTAAGATTTATTTATCTGATAATGGCGGTGAAAGTTTTGATTTTATGGGCGAAACGACAGGAACTTATTTCCAAATTATTGGCGGCATTATAGACGGAGTTGAATATACAGTGGTTGTTGTTTCTGTCAGTGCAGTTGGTGCTGTCAATGCAATTGCAGATAGTCCTTCAGACACGATTACTTTAGTTGGTAAAACTGCTTTACCTGCAGACGTAACAACTTTTCTTGTTAATCAAAGCAGAGATCGCATGTATTTTGGGTGGACAGTTGTTGCTGATGTTGATCTTGCTGGATATGAAATAAGATTTGGCGATAGCTGGGAAACAGGCATTGTTATTGCTTCTTATATTAGTCAGAATAACTTAATCATTCTTGACTTAAAAGAAGGTAACGCTCAAAGCTATTGGATCAAAGCGATCGACACATCAGGCAATTATTCAGCAAATGCAACAGAAGCTATCATTACGGTAGAAAATATTCCTTTCACAAATATAATAGAGTCTTACTCTGAACAACCTGCATGGACTGGAACAAAGACAAACACTCAGGTTGTCGGTGAAAGCTTGGAGATAACATAATGGGAGTATTAGGCAGAGAAACCGCTGGTGCAACAACTTTTGCTATGGATGGAGGAGTTTTTGTTTTGTCTTGCCCTGTCGTTGATCTGTCAGGACAGCAAGCAACAAAGATCTCTTTTTACGCATCAGTTAGCACTTCAGCGCATAAATTAACTGGTGTTATATATAGAATGTCTGACGGAGTTTTATTAGCGCAGACATTAGAAGTTGACGTTCCTGTACAAGCAGCTGGGTGGATTGACCTTGAATTTGATGAGCCATTCTTGTTAAGTAATCTCGCTTATGCGATAGGAGTCTTTGCGGAAACAGAAACTGGAGATATTCTCTGCTACTATGATGCGTGGAATGAGAATTATTCTACATATTATAAGACAGGTTTTTCTTATCCTACAATACCAGATCCAGCAACAGATTTTTCTTATGCGACGGAAGATTTATCTTGTAATCTTACATATGAGGCTGTCCCTGCTGGCGAAAATCTAACAGGAACGTATAAAACGCCTGTTAGGGATCTAGGATATATCGCAGTTTTTAAAATAGGTATTGAAACGGTAGTGGTTGTCTCAAACGACATGGAGCTTGATGATAGTGAAACATTAGAGCTTGATGATAGCGATACTTTAAGACTAAGCGGCGGAGAGGTCGTCGGGGCTGTGTCTTTCAAGATCAAGACCAGCGAGGACAATGTTACTTGGAGTGACTGGATAGCTTGGCAACCTGCGGATTATGTTTGTAGATATTTTCAAATTGAAATGACAATAACAAGAGAAACAGTATCGACGGTCTTGTTGGTTTCTCAGTTTGACTATTATGCAGATTTACCAGATGTTGATGAGTTTGGCACAGGAGAAGTTAGCAATCCTTCAACGCCTGATGTCGGAGTTGATATTACATTTATTAAAACATTCCATGTAGATCCTAGTGTTAATGTAAGTATTTTAACAGGAGATGGATTTGTTCATAAATTAACGAACTTGTCAACAACAGGAGTAACAGTAACTTTATATGATTTATCAGGTGTCGCAAAGACAGGAACTTTTTCATATCATGTTCATGGGATTTAAGGAGGATTTATGGTAAAAGAAATCATATCAAAAAAAATAATCATTGATTTAAACAATGACGGAACTTTTAAAAAAGGTTTACTTCAATACCAAATAAAGAATGATGGAGTTGTTAATAATAAATATTATACAATTAGCATTGATAGCAATTTTGTAATTCAAGAAAAATCAGATGGACTTAAAGGAATAATTAACGATAGTATTTCAATTGCCGAAACGGCAGAAGGGATAGTGCAACATGGCATGGGATGCTTCGAAACCAGCAACGAATGAACTTCTTAAAAACATTTCAGCACAGATTAGGGCAAATTGGGATGCTCTTTTAGCAGGTAATTTATGGTCAGGAATTGCTGATACAGGCAAAGTATTAAAGTCAGCAGGAACAGGATCTCCACCTGTTTGGGGACATCCTGTTGATCTAGCTTTAGCTTCTCAAGCACAAGGCACGATCGCTTATTTTAATGGTACAAATTGGGTGGTATTATCTGTCGGAACTTCTGGAAATGTTTTAAAGACTCAAGGCGCAGGTGCTAACCTAGCATGGACAGACACAGCGCCAAAGGCTTCTGACATCACAATAGCATCTCAAGCCAGAGGTGACATCCTTTATTTTAATGGCACGAACTGGGCAAGGCTTGCTAAAGGAACAGACGGATATTTCTTGAAGATTGGGGCGAATGATCCTATCTGGTCAGCTATGGGATTACCTACGGACTTATCTATTACAAGTCAGGCTCGTGGTGATATTCTTTACTTTGATGGGACTAATTGGGTTCGGTTAGCAAAAGGAACAGATGGACAATTTTTAAAGATTGGTGCTGATGATCCTGTTTGGGCAACGTCATCAAGTAGCAATCAACAGATTTTTACTTCAACAGGCACTTGGACTAAACCTGTGTCTGGGAGTACAGTATTAATTCAAGCTTGGGGCGGCGGCGGCGCTGGAGCAGGACAGACTAATGGGCAGGGAACAGGCGGTGGCGGTGGCGGGATGTATGTTGAGCGGTGGTTTGCATTGAGTGTTCTTGGGGCAACAGAAACTGTTTCTGTAGGCAATGGTGGAACAG